TCACGCTGACCATCGACGGGCAGTGGGGCTACGAGCTGGCGGGCGGCGCCTCGATCGAGGTGCGGCGCGCCGCGCAACCGCTGCGGGTCTTCCGATCGCCGCGCGGCTTCTTCGGCATCCTGCGGGCTGCACTCGGCCAGCAGGCTTTCCAGTTCGTACACGCGGGCCTGCGCGGCATCGCGGGCACTGCGGATTGCGGCCTGCACCAGATCGTCACGCTTGGCGATGGCGGCGATCAGGGCACCGTACACCTTATAACCCTGCTTCGTGCCCTTCGGGGCGTCGTCGTCCAGCGGGGTCGAATCCAGCACGTTACCGGCCAGATCATAGGCGACAATCTGGTAGCCCTTTTTATCCTCGCCCTTCTCGTTTTGCGCGTCCAGATTCACGCGGGACAGGGTAACGAAAGCCACACCGTTAACGGCGGTCGCGGCGACGAGCTTGCGGCCCGTGTCCTTGAACGAGCCGGAAACGAAAGCGGCTCCACGGTTCGCCATCTGAGCGGCGGCGTATTCGGCTGGCGGCTGGCCGATGTTGTCGGTATAGACGGAAAGGCCGGCGGCTACGAGCAGGTCATTACGGTTCATGGCAGTATCCTTTTGATAAGAGTGTCGCGCGGGTGCGCATATGTGATATTACGGACTTTGGAACAGGTGTCAATAGCCTAATGCAATTTTCTTACAACTATTTTCTAGCGTCGCGGTCCTTTGCAATCGGACTCCCTCACTACGGTAACGCCCCGGCCCGTATGGTGGTAGCCGTGACCTATTAGAACGTGATGTGTTGCCTGATCCACTTGGCCGTCATATGTCCAGCTATCAGGCATCCATTGAATGACGATACAATCCCCCACTAGAAACAGATCAGCGACTACGAAAGCCCCATATTCAGGGAAATGGACTACTGCGCCAGTATAGATACAGGACATTAGAAAAGGTACTCCGGTTCGTTGGGTTCGTCGCAGCATTCGCGGGGGTAGCATTCGGAATAATTGAACTCCCCCGGTCCAGCCATATAAAGACGGTTTGCGATTTTGTCCAGACCGTGGGGCAAATCGTCAACGTCTACCGGCTCCCCATCCAGACTGTAACGGGGGTCGGTAACGTCTAGCTCATCCGGGTATCCGGGGTCGCCATTGTGTAGGGTATGAATACCGGGGGTGACAGTCACGGCATAATCACATGCCAGCACGCGGCCATCGGCGAGGGTGAACGTAGTGCGGACAAGGGTAGTCATTGCGGGTCCAGTATAGCGGCAGGGGCGGCGGCGTAGGGCACGCCACAATCAGCGAGGAAGCGCGGCACGTCGAAGCTAGGATTATCGGCTTTAATACAATATGCGATTGTACGCGCAACCCCATAGATAACCTCAGTCCTAGGGGCCTCCCTTAGCAGGGGCGCAACGGACAATTCAGCCTTGAAAACGGCGTGTAGCAAAACGTAGTCGCGGCGTGTCATTTGAAGCCCTCCCAACGGCGGAGTTCTTGATACATTTCCGGGTGATCGGTGCGCAGTTCGTTCATCATTTCCCGGTACACTTCCGGGCTATCCGTGCGCAGCTTAAATGCCTGCCAGCGCGGCTGAATCTGTCCATACCAAAGGCTAGCCCCGACGATATATGCCCAAATCAGACCGGAAAAGGTTAGGGATTCGTTTAGGGACTGGTCGCCCCATTCCACAAACCCCCAGACCGTCAACCCGTAAGCAATAGCGAGGAACAGAAGCCACGCAATCGCCCCTAGAATACAGCGCACGGCACGGGGCCACACAAGGGCTAGGAATATAAGCCCTAGCAGCCATGCAATCACGGTCACGGCTTGGCACTCCCGCACGTGGGGAAGATTAGACCACTAGCGGCCTTGCTATCGGTGAAACCGCGCCCCTTGCGAAGCTGGTAAGCCGTGAAGCCTCGCGCGCAGCATTCGCGGGCTGCGATGCTATGCCAAGCGGCGTCATTGTTGCGGCCGTCCAGAATCACTAGGGAACGGTCGCCTACTCCCGGCGACAGGTTCCCGGCTAGGTCGGACTTGTAAAATTCAGCGTAGATCATGGCTCTTTAGTCCTGGGGTTTTGAGTGACGGAGGGGGGCCAGTTTCCCAGCCCCCCCGGTTTGGATCACGCGGCCTTCAATTCCGCCATGCGCTCGGCGAGGGTCCAAAGTGCGCGATTGATCTTGACGTTCTGGTCAATGCCGTTAACCTCGCGGGTGCTAGTGCGACGGCCGTTAGCATTGCGGCCCCGGATGCCGCCCTTAATCATGTTTTCCTGAACGCGGTTAAACGTGCTCCACAAATCCTGTTCGTTATCTTCCCAACGGCGGGGGCGCAGGATATCGCGGGCCGTGATGGGGGCCGGGGTTTCATCGTCATACTTGAGGGTAAGCGCGGCCTCAGCGAATGCGGTTTGTTCGCTACCCAAAAGCTTAACCCCGGTCATCTGGTCGCGCCGGTCTGCGATGGCCTTAAACCCGTCCACGACCGTAAATGCGCCCTCGATAACGTCGTCTACAATGTTGCCCTTGTGGCGGATGCGGATATCGTTAAACGTGTCACCGCAAACAAGGCCGTTCATGCAGACGAAACGGAACATGCCCGCAAGCATTTGGTAGGACGACGTTCCATCGTGGCTGTTAATCAGGATAATTTCGTTAGCTTCTCCCGCGTTGATTTGCGAGGCGTGACGCAGGCGAATCATATGCTTTGTGAATTCGCGCTTATCTGCAATCCGGGTGCGCGACTGGCCGACCATGAACGGCTGGAATCCCTCTTTCCTAAGGCCCTGCAAAACGTCAACGGTGGGCACGAAGGCATAACGATCGGAGCGGCTATGGTGCGCGTCGGTGGCAAAGATGGAGGGGGCAACGCGCATGATTTGGGCGTCGGAAAGGGGGCTATCAGCGCGGAACTGAATGGGGGCGGCGAAACGAGCGGCGAGGGCGGTAGACATGGCTATTTATTCCTATGAGATGAATGTTGCGGGGTGAGTGGCTAGATTAGGGGTTTAGGGGCTGGGTGTCAACCCCTTTTTTACCACATTTTTATGAATAGGGATTCACTGCCAGAGGTAACGGCGGAACATGGCACGGTGAATGGTGAGGGCCGACACTATGCAAAGCCCCACGATAACGGCGGCCATTAGTAGTCCGTCCCGGCCGCCAGATGGGCAGCCACAATGCCGAGATATGCCAGTTTGCACTCTTTCACTTGTTCCGGGGTGGCATTGTATATGTTATCAATCCCCAATTCTGCGCGCTTGTTTTCGTATGCCTCTTTAACGGCCCGATAATATGCGAGGCTAGCGGCAGCATCGACGTTCAATGCGTCACCGTGCGCGGCCGTGAAAGCGGCGTATTCTTGGAGGTCCGAATATTCGGACAGGGCAGCCGGGTAAAGATGGCCGTTAGCGTCTACCGCTATCGCCATGGATACGCGGGAGTACGTGCCGGCCTTTGGCTTGTTCCAAACTAGCCCCGGCTTTTTGGGGTTGCTGGTCTGGGTGCAATAGCGGAAGCCTTTACCCTTGCGAAACTCCACCCATACGCGCATCGTGCAACGCAAGCGGAAACCGTAGGGGTAATCCTGCACGGTCACGGCGGTTTCAGGGGATACGGCGGCGGCTCGGTTTGCGGCGGTTGTCATGGCTGTTTAGTCCTATGGTGGCGGGTGGGGGTTTAGGATACTGCCCCCTCATGCGAAGGGGCAGCGGCCTAGGCCCTCAGACGCGCGCCACAAGGGCCGCCATTTCATCGCCCCCGGTATAGTCGGCGATGAGTTCCGAACCGTCGTGCGCGTTGCCATAAATGAGGTATGCGGTTCCGATGCGCTCGCCGGTCGCCTTACGAAAGCGAATGCGATCCTCGCCAGTGGTCGCCATCGCGGCCAGAATGGTCATGCGGTCTGCGGACTGTTTAACCGTCCATTCCTCGCCGTCCTGAACGCTTACCACATAGCCGGCCTCTAGGGCTAGGCGGATCAGGCGACGGGCTTTCACGGCCTCGCCGGGGCTGGCAAAGCGGTCTAGGGCGATGCGGGTATCGGCTACGTTCATGGCTCTTTAGTCCTATGTTGTTTGAGAGGGTGGGGCGGTTGCCGGTTTCGGCGGTGTGGTCGTGGTGCGAAGCCATTATCTGGGCGTCACGTTATTTCGGTCAATGCCGTTCGTCATGCCAGTTTGTGCCGTTCGTCGGTTGCGAGGGTCTGAGGGGTCCGGGGCGGTTCCAAAGGTCGGCGAGGCTGGACCCCCTTGTATGTCATTGATTGCGCTAGGTTTTATGTAGTGGGGTCCAGGGGGTCCGGACCCTTTTAAGGTAATATATGAGATTGAGAGAGTTACAAAAAAGAGGCTTTTTTAAGGGCAAAACTGTGTAGCGAGTTAAAAGGGGGGCGGACCCCGGACTTCCGGACCCCCTGCGGGGGATTTGGAGCGGCCGGGGCGTCGGGCTTTGGTAGGGCCGCCCTCGCGCCCCGGCTCGCGCGTGGAATCCCCCTTGTTTTCAGCCTCGCGCGCCAAATTTCAACGCGCAGCCCCCCACCCGCCACCCTCGTACCTGAGAGGGGGGGCAATCGCAGCCACGGGCCGCGCAGGCCCGGCTTCAGGTTCCTGAACGACGGCCGGGGGGCTTCCGTCGCATGAGTATGCAAGTATCATGCCAACAAATATGTTCCACGTGGAACATGCGCCGACCACGTGCCCACGTTCCACGTGGAACCATACCCATACGTAGGGGTACGGTCAGAGGTCCGCTATTCAGATACCTTAACAGGAGGCCGGGGGATGCCCGAAGAAGTGCCGGGCCTAGCTAGCTAGTAGCACCCCCGGACTTAGGAAGAAGCACAACCAAAAAAGCTCATCTCATCCCCTATGAGACTTCATGTGCCGCGCCATCACTTTACGTCGGACCCCAATCGAGTTAATCTCTACCATATGAACCCGTACCGCGTCGAAGCCTTTGGAGAGTTAGTAATCCCCAAAGATTGGGTATTCTATACGGCACTGGCCGCACGCTTGCATCGCGCGAATAACGAGGAAGCCTTGCAGGATTTGATTAATATAATTGCACGGATTAGAAGGACACGTGCAACAAGATACTATGCCGCCCTAGGCGATGATATTACGACAACACTCGCAGGACGCGAACGATCAGTAAGAGGGATCAAAGAATGAATAACCTTCCGGCACTCCTGATTGATGAATCCCCTGAGGCAGAATGGGCACTCGCTGACCCTAAAAGCATCGCGGGGCGGGTAACGCGCGCACGTAATGAAGGGTTCGTAAACCTTACCCCCTACCAACGCCAGTTTGCACTGGAATTCGTGCTGTCCGGCGCTAGCCTCAAGAAGATCGCACGGGTTATGGAACTGCCCCGGCCCATGATTCAGAAAATGTATAACGATCCAGTAACTCGCGCGTATATAACCGATTTACAGAAAGAAGTAGCCGCGCAACGCGTTATTAATGACCAGTGGGTGGAGAATCAGATTCTACAGAATATGCCCAAACTACTCGGCGAAGAGCCGGTAGATATTGTGACCTCAAAGGGCTGTCATATTAAAAAAAGAAAATACCACGCGGCAGAACTCACTAGCCTATTTAGGCACTTCGGTGGGGGCCAGGAATCCAAGCAGGCTGGGGCCGGTGGAGTTAATGTGCAAATCAACTTCGGGGATATTCTGTCAAAGCCGCCCACAGTGACGCTCAACATGGACGATCAAAACGAAGATGCGTGACTATCGCCCGAATAAGAACGTACAGCTTCCCAATAACTGGTTCCCAATGGCCCACCAGAGGGAATTCTTCGACTACCTGTTTGAAGACGGTAAATTCCCGGAGAAGAAACGTGCGTTTCTCACATGGCATCGACGGGCAGGTAAGGACTCCTGTTCTATTAACGGATTGGCAATCGCGTCGCAGCTACGGACAGGTACATATTGGCATCTTCTTCCCACCCTTAACCAAGGCCGGAAAGTCGTCTGGAACGGCGTGGATTCGTCTGGCCGCCGCATTATCCACCAAGCATTCCCGAAAGAACTCATCGAGGTATCCAATGAAAATGAAATGAACCTACGGCTTAAGGGGGGTAGTTATTACCAAGTAGTGGGCAGTGATAACTACAACTCCCTTGTAGGCTCCAATCCCGTAGGTGTCATTTTCTCGGAATGGGCGCTTTCGGACCCCGCTGCATGGGACTTCGTTCGTCCCATTTTGCTGGAAAATAAAGGGTTCGCTGCATTCATTACCACGCCCCGAGGAAAGAATCATGCGTACAAGCAATGGAAGACGGCACGGAAGCCCGGTTCTAATTGGTTTACGAGCACGAAAACGATTCGTGATACTTTCCGCAATAACGGTGAGCGCATCATTACAGAAGCGGATATCCAATCGGAGCGCGATGAGGGTGTTGCCGACGAGATTATCGAACAAGAGTATTACTGTTCATGGGAAGGCATTAATTTCGGTAGCATATTCGGACGGCAACTTGGTAAGTGCGAAAATCAGCAGATCGACTATGACGAACCATTCATCCCTGATCTTCCGGTATTCTCGGCGTGGGATTTGGGTCACTCGGACGCCACTGCAATCTGGTTTTACCAGATAGTAAATGGTGAGGTCCATATAGTCCACTTTCTGGAAGGCACTGGACGGGATGCAGACGATTGGCTGGATGAGCTAGAAACACTGCCCTACGCTTTGGGAACTCCGGCCCTCCCCCATGATGCCAAAAACAAGACCTTTGCTACTAAGCTTTCTGCCCGTGAAAGATTTATCCATAGGGGTCTTACTCCCTACATTGTCCCAAATATGTCCGTCGCTATGGGCATACAGGCGGCACGTGCATTAATCCCCTCAGTATGGTTTAATACCGCCAGTAAGGCGGTCGAAAAGGGGTTGGAACACCTAGAAGCCTACCATTATGAATGGGACGAAGAGGCTAAGGTATTCAGCACTACGCCTGAGCATGACGAACACTCCCACCCGGCAGACGCCTTTAGAATGCTGGCGCTTTCCAAGAATGTAACCGAACAGTGTAACAAAACCCGTCGTACTACGCAATCCTCCCCCAAGTATTTCAACACCCCCCTAGGTCGCGCACTGAACCTAGAAAACCTCTGGCAAGACCGCAAGGATCGCAATAACCGGAGAGTCTAAAATGGCTGATAAGCAGCAAGAGAAAAACCCTTGGCCGACTAGACTCAATTCGTGGAACGAGTTTAGCCGCAAATTCCATGAGCGGGGCTGCAAGATAGAATCACGCTACGAAGACGACCGGGAAGCGATGGGACAAGATGACCCATCTTCCCTAGGTGGGCAGTATAAGCGTGTGAACCTGTTTTATAGTAACACTACAATCCTTAAAGAAAGCCTCTATAACAGTCTTCCAAAGCCCGACGTGTCGCGCCTGCATAAAGGCGAGTTCGATAACGACCCCTCTCGCGTCGCGGCATTAATCGTACAGCGCGGACTCACATACGAAGTCCATTGCGCCAAGTATTTTGATGAAGGAATGAAGTCTGCCATTCTGGATAGGCTGGTCCCCGGCATGGGTACTGTATGGATGACGTTTAAGCCGCCCGAAGAGGGCAAGCCGGAAGAGGTTGCAGTAGACTTTGTTCACTGGAAAGACCTGATATACGAACCCCGGCGAAAGTGGGAAGAGTGCATGTGGGTTGGCCGCAAGCTGCATCTTGACCACGACGAGGCTAAAAAGCGGTGGGGCGAGCGGGTGGCTGAAATGCCCACTCAAAAGAACAACAATTATATCATCGCACCGGACCTGATCGACAAGGGTAAGGTATGCGTAATCCAGATGTGGGACAAGGCGAAGAAGGAAGTCCTGCATTTGACGGAACAGGGCACGATTCTGGATCGGGTGAAAGACCCGTACCAACTTCACAACTTCTATCCATGCCCGAAGCCCCTGATTGCGTCGCCACCGACGAGTAAATTCCTGCCATTGCCTGATTACTATATGGCGCAGGATCAATATACCCAAATGGATACCATTTACGCGCGCATGAACCTCATTGTAGAGGCGTGCAGAGTCGCTGGTATCTATGATGCGTCTCAGCCCGAGATAGGCCGGATGCTTTCCGGCACTGAAAACAAGCTAATTCCGGTCGATAATTGGGCAATGTTTGCTGAAAAAGGCGGTGCCAAAGGTACAATTGATTGGTTCCCCGTTGAAGTCATTACCGGAGTGCTGCAACAGCTAGTCGCAACATATGGATTCCTGAAGGATCAGCTATTTGAAGTTACGGGCATGGCGGATATCATTCGCGGCTCGTCAAATCAGTACGAAACACTAGGCGCGCAGCAGATTAAAGCGCAGTTTGCTTCTGTTCGCATGACTGCAATGCAAAGGGACGTGGCTTTTTTCGTCCGAGACAGCCTAAGAATCATCGCAGAACTGATGTGCCAACTTTATACTGATGAAAAGCTATCTGCGGTATGTGGAACGTTGCCCCAGACAGATCAGCAGTTCGTTCAAGCTGCTTTGGAGATACTGCGCGACGATTTTCAGACAAAATATACCATTGATATCGAGGCTGATTCACTTACTCAGGCGGATTGGGCGCTTGAACAGCAGCAAAGGATGGAATTGACGCAGACTCTATCGCAATTCCTCGCATCGGCAGTTCCGGCTATCGAAAGCAACCCAGCACTAGCACCTTTGATGATGCAAATTCTCAAATTCTCGCTTGTAGGATTCAAGGGTAGCGCGGAACTGGAAGGTGCATTGGATTCTGCTATGGCGGCGCTGGAACAGGCTGGCGGATTGCCAGAAAAGCCGGACCCGGAAGCTGCAAAGGCACAAATGGAGGCTCAAAAGATGCAGCAAGAGCTACAATTGGCTCAGCAAAAGCAGGCCGGCGATATGCAGATGGCGCAGCAGAAAGCAGCACTGGAAATGCAGCTCAAGCAACAGGATATGCAGCTACGCCGCGAAGAGCATATTATGGAGATGCAATTCCAGCGTGAAAAGCACGAACAAGAGATGCAATTTGAGCGTGAAAAATTCGTGGTTGAGTCTCAGAAGCAGGCCATTAAGGGCGCACAGGAAATGCGGCAAAATGAGCAGAGATTTGAGCATGAAAGATTGCAGGATGACGCACGCCTAGGAGCGGAACTGGCAGAAGGCCAGCAAAGGACGGCGGCAGAGGTAGCAAGTAAGAAGGCGGTAGCGAAGGCAGTTCCGAAACCCACCACAACCCCAAAGGGGAAGTAAAATGGGATTCCTCAAGAAATTGAAAAAGGTAATCAAGAAAATTGATCCAATTGGGTCAAAAATTCACGAAAAAACAGGCGGCAAAGTTCAACAGGCTGTAGCTAAAGCTACTAGCGGTGGCGTACTCGGTAAATTGGCAAAACTGGACCCGGCAATGTCGGCTGTTAGGCGGTCTTCACTAGGGCAGGCTTTGCGTAGTGGTGTGGAGCCAATGCGACGGCCAGCGGCACCCCCGGTAGCCCCTCCTGTAGCCCCTGCGGCTATGGGTGCGCCTGCCCCAGCAATGGCAGCCCCGCCAGTTCCCATGAGTGCGCCTGTTATGGCCCCGCCAATGGGTGGCGTAATGCCCCCGGCCGGTCCTATGGGTGGAGCGGCCCCCCGTGCGCAGGCTCTTCGTGGCATGGGTGGTGGCATGGGTATGGGTAGGATGAGAAGGCCAGGATATTGATATGCCGTACAAGTCGGAAAAACAGGCGCGGCTTATGCGAGCGGTAGCCCATAATCCTAAGTTCGCAAAAAAGGTGGACATTCCGCAGTCTGTAGGCCGTAAATTTGAGCAGCATAAGAACCCTAAAGCGAAGGCTTTGCGGGGGTACTAATGATCTATCCATATAAGTGCAGCCGATGTGGAGCGTCATATGACAGAGTATGCTCACTGGCGGAATACGAGCGAAACCCGTCCATACCCTGTCTATGTGGAGCCGATATGGGGCGTGTCCTCACTGCCCCTTCAATGCTTCTACATACTAAACCATTTGAGCCATTCAAATCGCCCGTGGATGGCTCCCTCGTTTCCTCACGGCGGGAACTACAGGAGCACAACAAACGGAATAATGTCGTCAACACGCATGACGGCTATGATGAAAAAGCAATACTCGGATGGACAAATAAAGACCTACAAAAGCCGCTTGATGAGGAGCGGAAGAAAGACCTAAAAGATGACATGCAAAAGGCTATCACAAAGCTGGAAGAAGGTTACACTCCCCATCCTGCCCGCGAAGATGAGATTATCCCATGAATGGCGAATTCGACAACATTAATGATGACGTAAGGGCTGCATTCAATAGTGTGGCCGCAGCAGAGAATGTTCCGGCCGCCCCTGAACCGACTACTTCTGATGTTATTCCTCCCCCGAAAGTAGAAAGCAAGACGGAAGGCCAGCGCGACGCGCATGGTCGGTTTTTGCCTAAGGACAAGGACAGTAAAGACGAAATCCCACCTATCACTGAACCGAAGGCCCTTGCCGCCCCGGTAACGCCCCCTGTATCTGCGACACCGCCCGATCCAAATGCTCCAGTTAAACTGGACTCTACGAAACCCCCTCAGGGGTGGACGCCTGCATTGAAAGAAAAGTGGGGCACTATTCCTGAGGATATTCGGGGTGAAATTATCCGACGGGAAGAGGATATGGCGGCTGGCGTACAGCGCCTAATGCAACAGACGGAACCGGCACGAGAAGTATGGAATGTGCTAGAGCCTTATGCACAGTATTTTGAGCATATCGAATTGGAACCGGCTGAATATCTCACTCAGATGATTGCCTCTGAGCAGGTATTGGCCCTAGGAAATCCTGCCCAGAAGTTCACCCAGCTTTTGGAGATTGCTGATGGATATGGCATTCCGATCCGGCAGGCTTTGGATCAAGCCATGGGTGGAAAGCTGCAAGCTTTTATAGAAGAATCCCATAAGCATCATCGCACGCCTCCTAGCCTCCCCCCTGAGGTAGCTAGGGAGCTACAGGAACAGCGGGATTGGCGCGCAAATCTTGAAGCCACAGCAGCTAAGAATGAGCTAGAGGCATTTGCAGCAGATAAAACAAAGCATCCGTTCCTAGATCAAGTGCGGGATCAGATGGCGGATGTGATTGAAAATGGTATCTGTGAAACCTATGAAGATGCCTATGATTATTGTGTATGGAAAAATCCTGATCTGCGCGCACGTGCAGCGGCACAGGCAAATGGCGGTAGCCAATTGAATGGCGTTCAACAGCGCCAAGTAGCGGCGGCGGCAGTCGTGCCCCCGGCTTCGTCCGGGCTATCGACCACGGCAGGCGACGGCCTAGGGGACGATATCTACGCGGACGTTCGCAGGGCTATTGCAGCGCAGTCGCAAGGGGTGTAGGATGCAAAAATCGGGTGGGGGCTATCGACACCGTGTAGCCCCCATCACGTGAGGCTGACCCTCGTAATGCGAAGTGAACGCACCTTCCATTAACCTCTTCTGAGGACAGCCCAAATGGCATTCCCGAACGTAAGCGATATCATCGCTACGACAATCGAATCCCGTACCCGCAAGATCGCGGATAATGTGACGAAGAACAACGCCCTACTGATGAGGCTTTCCCAGAAGGGCAAGCAGCGTACTTTTAGCGGCGGCCGACTCATCTATGAAGAGCTGAGTTTTGCCGAGAATGGCAATGCCGGTTGGTACAGCGGCTATGACCGGCGGCACAGTTCGATATCAAGCAGGCTGCATGTCCGGTCGTGGTTTCTGGCCTGGAAATGTTGCAGAATGCCGGCCCCGAACAGATGATCGACCTGATCGGCGCACGCATCGACGTGGCTGAGTCCACAATGCGCAATCTGGTGTGTGGCGGTTTGTATAGCGACGGCACCGGCTCAGGTGGCAAGGAAATTACCGGCCTTAATGCCGCTGTTCCGTTGGACCCAACTACTGGCACGTATGGCGGCATTGACCGTGTTACTTGGACCTTTTGGCGCTCCAAGCTGGTCAACGTCACTTCGACTGCCACGATTCAAGCGAATTTTAATGCCCTATGGGCACAGCTTGTTCGCGGCGCGGATCGCCCC